ATTTAAAGACTATGAACAAGCATCGAGGCTCAATACTACTTGCCGCACCCGAAAGTGATGGCGTTGCAGGCGTTGGGCAGTACCTTGGTCGCTTGGCGGCTATACCTGTGCAGCGTAAGGCTAGTCGGGTTAAAGATGGACCATTAACCAACCTCAAGGGCTACTTAACCGATGGCGATGATGTAGAGGGCAGGGTAGGCGCCCTAAACGATTTACACGATAAGGGATATATTGTTTATCGTACTTTCCCTGGTAGGTCGGGGTTCTTTTACTCTGGCGACCCCACGGCAACTGCCGCAACTGACGACCTTAATACCATTGCCCGAAACCGCATAATTGACAAGGCTATTAAAATAGCGTACAACGTGTACGTTAACGAGCTTGACGATGATGTGCCAATTACCGCCGAGGGTAATATTGAGCCAGCAGTTTGTGGGGCGTTACAGGAGAAAATAGAGGCTCAAGTAAAGGGCAACATGGATGGCGAAATTTCGGCTTTTAACGCCTACGTCGACCCTAACCAAAATATACTGTCGGGGCTACCGCTGGATATTGTGCTAAACATTACGCCTAAAGGCTACCTAAACCCCATAAAGGTTTCACTCGGATTTGTAAACCCATTTTCAACCTAAATTAAAACGATATGCAACCAGCTTGGCAAGATTATAAATGTTTTATGGGCGGTCGTTTTGTAACCGGCATACGTGGCTTTAGCTACGGCGTTGAGCAAAACAAAGAGCTTATATACGGCGAGGGGAGCGACCCACTTGATGTTGGCCGCGGTAACAGAACCCCCAAGTGTGAAATAAAGGTGTTACAAAGTGAGTTTGAGGCTATTGTTCTCTCTGGCGGTGGCGACCCCACAGCCATACCCCCTTTTACGGTTGTGCACAGCTACGTGCGAAAAGGCACTACCGCTATTATTACCGACGTAATACAGGGCGTAGAAATAACCGATTGGGAAAAAGCCATGGAGCAGGGCGCAACCTTTATGGAAGTTGCCCTACCGTGCATTTGCCTTAAGGTTACCCCAAACGTGGCCGCCGCTTTTGTTAAACAGCAATTCAACATTAACCTACAGTAAGCATGCCTGAAAATAAAAAAAACACTATTGCTACGGGTTTGGCGCAAAGCCAAACCCAAGGCAATTGCGCCCTAATAGGGCAAGCCACACCCGAACAGATATCGGCACTAAAAAAGCTACATGGCGATGTGTGGGAGATAACCGTTGACGGGCACGTAGGCTATGTTCGAGGGTTTGACCGTGCAACCATGAAGTTTGCGCTAAGCCAGCTAAAGGTTAAGCTTGACCACGATGGCTCTGGAGCCGAGGTGTCGGTTGAGAAAATGATTGAACTTGGCGAAATAGGACTAAAGAACTGTTGGGTAGGCGGTAGCGAGGAGATACTTAACAACGACAGGCTGTTTATGGCCGCAGCGCTACAGGTTGGCGAGCTGTTTGACATAGCCGAGACCACGCTAAAAAAGCTTTAGCCGATGCGTTGGACAGAGCCGAGAACAATTGGATAGGGCTATACGACACCGCTTGTGAGTACTACCTTAAAAAGGACGTATCGGCGCAAAACGACACCGATTGGGCTAACACCATTGCGCAGCTAGTTTGGCTGCGAAAAGACGAGGCAAGACAAACACAAAATTTCGACATCTAAGAAATGAGCAACGTAGTTGAATTCATATACAAGCTTCAGGATAGGGTTTCGGGTACGCTACAAAAGCTCGAAAAGAATTCCCAGCGCGTACAGGAGCAAATGGAACGAACAGAAAAAAAGGTAAGCACTCTTGAGGGTTCGCTTACACGTGTTGCCGCACGTTACCTGTCGTTTACCGCCGCCATTATGGGCGGTAAGGCCTTTTTAAATCTGGGTATGAATATGGAGCAAACCCGCGCTAAGTTTGAGGTTATGCTCGGCTCGGTTGAAAAGGGCAATAAGATGATTGCCGATATTAATCAGATGGCGAACATTACCCCGTTTAACAATGCCGATCTGGTTAAGTCGAGCGAGGTTCTTTTGGCCTACAACTACGATGCGCAAAAACTACTGCCTACGCTCGAAATGCTGGGCAACGTAGCCATGGGCGACCGTGGTAAACTTGCCGGGCTTACCCTTGCCTTTGGGCAAATGTCAAGTACCGGCAGACTGCTGGGGCAAGATTTGCTGCAAATGATTAACCAGGGGTTTAACCCGCTGGTGGTTATTAGCGAAAAAACGGGCAAGTCTATGGCTGTGCTTAAAAAGGAGATGGAGGCGGGGCTTATATCCTCCGAAATGGTAGAGGAGGCATTCCGCCTTGCCACCTCAGAGGGGGGCAGGTTTTACAATATGATGGATAAGATGAGCCAAACCGGCGCGGGCAAGCTAAGCACGTTTATTGGCGCGCTACAGCTAAAGCTAACCGAGCTGGCCGAAAAGCTAAACCCCTTTATTGTTAAAATAATGGATTTTGGCATTAAAATAGTTAACAACTTCGAACGCATTGCCAAAACCATTTGGGCAGCGTTGCTGCCAGTGCGGGCGTTTTTAAATGGGGTTGCAACGCTGTTTCAATACTTTAAAGAGAATAAGACACTACTCGTTTTTACTACCATTGCATTGGTTGCCTATAAACTGGCGGCGTGGCAGGCGCTACTTGCCACTAAAGGTCTGTCAATTGGGGCGGTGCTTGCTTCAAAAGCTTTTGGGGTACTTAATGCCGTTTTATTAAAAAACCCATTTACGGCAGTTTTAGTCGGAATAACTTTACTAGTTGGCGCCTTAGTTATGTTAAGGAAAAAGAGCAAAGAGGCAGCCGATGGGCTTGACGAAATTAATAGAAAGGCCGCTACATATTCAAGCGATGAAAAAGCCCGTTTAGATATGATTTTTTCGAAGTTAAGGCAAACTAATCCAAAAACAAAAGAAAGAAATGAGTTAGTAAAGCAACTTCAGGAGATGTACCCTGACGTTCTTAAAAACATGAACCTTGAAAAAGCAGGGTTAGAAGAGTTGGCAACTGCATACGATTCTATTGTACTTTCAATTAATAACAAGGCTAGGGCGAGAGCTTACGAGGATCAGTTAGTGGAGTTACATAAAGAAAAAGACATAGCTGAGAAAGAGGGCAAAGAGCAAATAGAGTGGATTCAAGCAATGCTTAATAAAGGGGTTGGTGAAAAAACACTGCGAATGCAGCCTGTTAAAGTTAAATACGGGGGCAAATCATTTAGCGGCTCTGACGCATTTGATAAGTTAGATAATTTAAGGAGGATTAATGCGGAGATAGCCAGTATTCTTGGGGCCGCAAAAAAGAATTATAAAGATGACCCTCTAAAAAGGGTTGCTGGCGGTGGTAATGGAGACCCATCTACCCAAACCGACACCTCCATATCAGGCTTAACCGGAGCGGGTTCGCGCCCCACCAATATCACCATAAACCTACGCAACCTAATTGAGTACCTAAACATGTACCCACAAACGGTGCGCGAGGGGGTTGATAATATGGAGAATCAGCTAATAGAGGGGTTGCTAAGGGTAGTAAACAGCGCAAACAGAATAGCAGCACGATGAGCAACGCGATTGACCTTAAAAAGATATTTGGCTATACCTGGGGGTTTATAGGGCTACCCTTCCCGGAGATGGTAATACGTGGCTTGCCCATTGAGCGCAAGCGCACATTCGCCGGGGAGGAGTTCTCTTTCCCTACACCCGAAATGTTAACCACATCGGCAAAGGGCGTTAGTTACTACTACCAAAATAGCAGCGGCAATAGCGTGTTTATGCCCATTTGGCTTAGTACGGTTAATAACAATACACTAATGTACCTACTGCCCAACACGGTAATGAGTCTGGGCATTAAAGCAAATATAGTAACCACCAACCTTGTTAATCGCAACGGAACGGTTAAGGAGGAGATATCGGACGATGATTGGGAGCTACGCATAAAGGGCGTACTGGTGGGTGTAGGCAATAGCTACCCCGAGGAGGAGATGCAAACCCTTATTAACTGGCGCGAGAAACGCCAGGCGTTTAACATACAGAACGTGAAAACCGCCATTTGCTTGGGCGAGAATGAAAAGGTGGTAATTACACGCCTTCATTTTCCCGAGAACCGTGGTTTTCAGAATACCCAGCCCTACGAGTTAGAGCTGGTGAGCGACAGAGAATTTAGCCTATACATTGATTAGCTATGTACGTAAAAAACCGATGCCTTGTAACCATAACCACGCCCAGCGGCACAAACATTAAGTTTAACGCGGTGGCCTCTGTTACTATCGATAAAAGTATCGATAGCGTTACCTCGTCGGCGGTTATTCGCATACCCGCCTCGGCGGCGCTGGTGTACAAGGATGGGACTAAAACTGAGAGCGTACAAACAGCCCGCCAGTTCCAAAGAGGCGATAAAGTAAGCATTCAGCTTGGTTACGATGATAGGCTAAATGAGGAGTTCGAGGGGTTTATTTACCGCATCAACTTCACATCACCCGTTGAAATTGAGTGCGAGGGGTACGAATTCTTGCTAAGAGAGAATTTACCTACAAAAACGTTTCCCAGCACAAATTTAAGCAGTGTGCTACAGTATGTAGTCAACTCGGCGGCCAAGTTTCGTGGCTCGGGCATTTCCATTGCGGCCGATATACCCGCAGTGGAAATGGTTAACTACGTTATACCCGCCAACCTTAATGGCATCGATGCGCTTCAGCAAATTAAGGAGCATTACGGGCTAACCATCTATTTCCGTAATAACACGCTGTATGCTGGTCTCGACTTTATTCGCCTCCTTGGCGATGTTAAGTACAGCCTTGGCATTAACACCCCCCGAGCCGATGAGCTAAAGTATCAGCTTGCCGACGATGTGAAGCTAAAGATTAAGGCCATTCAGATAAACAAGAATAACACCAAACTTGAAGCCGAGGTTGGCGACCCTAAAGGGGAACAGCGCACGCTATATTTTTACACGGCTAAAAGCATTGCAGACCTTAAAAAATTGGCTGAAGTGGAAATGGTAAAGTACAAGTTTACCGGCTACACTGGTAAAATTACCACCCTGCTTGAGCCCTATGCCGAGCCGGGTATGGTTGCCATTATAACCGATATAAAGTATGCCGAGCGTGGCGGTAGCTACGAGATAAGAGGAGTAAACACAACCTTTGGCTCTTCGGGCGCAAGCCGAAGTGTTGACATTGGTAAAACCGTAAGCAATGGATAGAAGGGTAAGGCAAATAGTGGAGGGGTTTGAGCGGTTGCTAAAGCTAACCGAAACCAACTTTTTGGCTAAGGTTGTAAGCGATCAGGGCGAAACGGTAACCGTTAAAGACTTAACCGATACCGAGTACCTTGAGGTGCGCAAATCGGCTACGGTTGGCGAGCGTGGGCTTATTATTACGCCCGAGGAGAATAGCTGGGTAATTGTATCGCGCTTATCGAACAGCAACGACTTATATATAAGTATGGTTTCCAAAGTTGCCAGCGTGGAGATTATGGGTGGGGAGAATGGCGGGTTGACTATTACCCCAGAGTTAAAGACGCAGCTTGATAAGTTAACCGCTAGGGTCGATGCAATTGCCGGGGTTTTAACAACTGGAGCGAATGGTGGTGGCACTGTAGTTTTTGCAGGAATGACCCAGCCCGATTACGTTCAGGCGATGGCCAATAAGGAAGATTTTTCGAATATTGAAAACGATAAAATTACGCACTAATGAAAGGTAAGGGTATAATGATTAACGATAGCAACGACTTAGCCATATTGGTTAAGCGCGACAGCGATGGCAAAATCCTTAGCGGGTTGGTTATTGGCGATACCACCTTTCAGAACCAGGAGCAGATTATACTGGCGCAGCCCGGCACAATTAAACACGCCCCGCTGGTTGGCGTTGGCGTTGCCGATTTCCTCGACGATGAGGTACCCGATAACCTTCTTCGTGCCGTGCGCACCCAGCTGGCCGCCGATGGGCAAAAGGTTAAATCCGTTGGCTTCGACCAGTCCGGGCAATTAGTAGTAGATGCAAGTTATAACCAATAATAAACGATTATGCTAACCCTCCAACTCCTAAAAGACATCTGCACCCACGGCTCGGTGCTCAATATTCAGAAGTACGTCGAGCCGCTTAATAAGCACATGCAGGCTTTTGGTATCGATAACCTGGTGCGCATCCGTCACTTCATTGCCCAGGTGGCCCATGAGAGCGGCGAGTTCCGCTACGTGCTGGAGATTGCCAGCGGCGCAGCCTACGAGGGGCGCAAGGATTTAGGCAATACCCAGCCCGGCGATGGCGTGAAGTTCAAAGGCCGTGGCCTTATACAGATAACCGGGCGCAGCAACTATCAGCGTTGCAGCCTGGCCCTGTTTGGCGATAAAAGGCTGCTCGATAATCCTGAGCTGCTCGAAGAGCCAGTAAATGCCGTACGCTCAGCGTGCTGGTTTTG